GAGGTTGTCGAGAAGATGCGAAAGGCGAAGAAGGCCGTATGTGAGGCGTTCGAGGCACTGGACCAGATGGACGGAGGCGGCGGGATGAGTGAGCGTGGCAACATGCACTACCGCAACGGAATGAGCCGCCGTGACGACTGGGATGAAAACCGGATGGAAGAACGCAGGAACCGCATGGGGCGCTATTATTAATTGTCTAATCGGGCGGAGGGCGGCTTGTCCGCTTTCCGCCGTTTAATTTCAGGGACTATGCATACAGATTTGACACAATACATACCGAAGCCTAAGGCGATGGTTGCATACCTCAGGCACAACGGCCCCCACTTCAACGGTGCGCTTTGCGACTTTGCCGTTTCCGGAATGAAGAAGAAGGACGACAATGGACGGCTGCGGCGCATCAGTCCGTGGACTAAGGAAGATGTGAGGGCGATGCTTAGGGAGTCCGGTATCACTCTTGACAACGACGACATATATGACGCTGTGTATGTGGCCAACATGTGCAAGGCCGACTATCTTGACAGCAGTATTGAGGATCCGGAGCATGTGGCGAAATACGTGAAGGACACGCTTGACGATGAGGACGCTGCAGAAGGCGAGGTGTTCGAGTGTTTCCTTGCCAAGTGCGACAGGCGGGGTGTCCGAATAGACTGGGAAGATATGTTATGACGAAGCATTACATCGACATAGTAAAGAAATGGGCGGTGATTCTCGCGTACGACGTTGAGGTCGCCGACCTTGACGAGCTCGCCAGCTGGCTTGATGCACTCGGATGTGGAAGGAGGGACTTGGAGAAGGCTTGCCGGATCGCTCTGGGAACGAACAACGGGTTCACTTTCTCAAACTCTAATCTGAGGATGAGCCTTGTCGTTATCTCCGACGCGTCAGACGAAGCCCAGTGGTGGGACACCCTCGTGCATGAGATAGACCATGTGCAAAATGCGATATGCAGCTATTACGACGTTCCGCTCGGCAGCGAGGCGGCTGCCTGGACGCAGGGTTACATCATGCGCCAGGTGGTGAATACGATTGCTTAATGACAGGCCAGCCGATCATGCGGCTGGCTTTGTCTTTTTCAGGATTCTATAAGATCCTCAAACTTGGCCATTGCGTCCGTGACTGTGTTGTCGAGCAGCTTGGCGTAGACTTCGCGTGTGATTCTTGTTGAGCTGTGGCCGAGTACCTTGCTGACTATCTCCATGTCCATTCCGCTGTTGAGCAGCATCGTGGCCCCGGTGTGGCGCGCCCAGTGGCTGCTGACTGGTTTGTTGATTCCGCACATGACTGCAATCACTTTGAGATATTCGTTATATTTGACGTTGCTCATCATGGGCAGCTTGCCGCCGTACTGCTCCAGGATGTTCAGCGCGGGAGAGAGGAGCAGGAACACGTATTCTTGCCCGGTCTTGCTTCTCATGCCTGAATACACCTTCTTTCCGTCCATGTTCTTTATTCTTTCCGGGTCAAACTTCTCCATGTCTGTGTAGCTGAGACATGTGTAAGTCTGGAAAACGAACAGGTCCCTGGCATGACGCAGGTAGTTTGTTGGAGGGTCGAGTGTCTCTATTCTCCGGAACTCGTCCCTTGTCAGGTACTTTCCTATTCCATTCGGGCTCTGCCCCTTTTTTATGTTTACGCGCTTGTACGGATTAGTCTGCATAAGGCCGTCATTAATAGCGTCGATGATGAAAGAGTTGAGGAACCGGTGATAGTTGTGCCACTTGCTGTAAGGCTTCATTCCTTTCGTTTCAAGGTCCGCATCCATCTCCAGGAGCTTTGTCTCTGTCACATCACTGAATGTCCGTATCTTGCCCCACTTCTCAAACCATCTGAAAAACCTGTCATACCGTTCCTGGCTGTCTTCACCGCGTCCGTATTTCCTTATAACCATACGCTCCTGAATGTAGTCAATCCATGATCGTTCATTCTTTACTTTTTGTGTGGCGTCGCTATGCTGTTTGCCTCCGATAACTGACACGATAGTTTTCATGTCGAGCTCGCCACGCTCCATCAGGTCATTGACAACCCTTCTGGCGTTTGCGACAAACAAGTCAAGTGTGCGCTGCAGCTCAAGCGCGTCAAGACGGTTGACGATCTGTCCGTTTCTCCACTGCTTAGGCAGGACGCGTACGCCGGTCGTCACGTGTTTCTGTACCCGGTTCCATGTGATACGCAGTTCCACGGAACCTTCCTTTGTCTTCGATGCCCGCTTCTGCCGGTCGAACATCAGAGTGAATGTTGGTGTTCCCATAATCAATCGTTTTAATTTTACAATACAGTTATCAGTTACTTTTTCTTTTAGAGGATTGTGTACGCATATGTGAGTACACATGTGTACGCAAAACCGACCTTACGACACATTACGTTACCATACGATAACTAAATGCTTAAAAATGGCCTCTATCCCCTTTTACCCCAAAATGCAACTGATAACCAATTTGTTGTAAAACTAAATGCTTGATAAACAACAGAAAGGAAAACCGTTTTGTCGGTTTCCCTTTCTTGGTGTTGCGGAAAGTGAGGTGCAATTTTACTTTCCGTAGGTGTTTGGAAACCAGTTGGTTGTGGTGCGTCTTAGTTGTGTGTGATTACAATGTGTACGCAGGTGGGGAGATGATTACATTATATATATGTTTATGTCAGTTCGTCGTAGAGCTGGACGGAATCGGGGGTGGCGAATACCCGGGCCCATGAGCTGAGCGGCTTCTGCAGGCCGGTGCGGGGGTCGGTGTAGTGTGAGCTCCAGAGACGGGGTATGCTGTCGCTGATGAGTTGCGGGTGGGGGCCGCATGCGTCGATTAGCAGGTCGCCGCATTCGTCAAGGAGAAGTTGTGCCCATCTTTCTTGGTCGCATCCGGGATTGTCGTGGAGGATGCGGAAGGCGTGCTGCCTGAGCTGCCGGCGTGCCTGTTCCATGCGGTCCGCCTGCTCGATGATGCTTGAGAGTATTTCGTATTTTCGCTTTGCGTTGTTGTCTGCTGTCATGGTGTGGTGTGTTTTATGAGTGGCCTGTTGTTGTCAGTAGCATTTGTGGCAGGGTCTCCTGCCGTCGGCTATTGCGTCTTCGATAGTTGTTGTCTCTATACCCTTCGTGCACTGCCTGAGCGCTGCGCAGTCGTTGTAGGCGTGGTATGCCTTTGCGAATGTGCCTGGACAGATGTAACATGTGTCCTGGAGCCTGTATCCTTCCGGTGGTGTTCCGGTCGGCTTGTTCTTGCAACTTATCAAAATAGGTAATAAAGCAAAAACAAGACAGATGGTTTTATTTAAAAAACTGTTTTTCATCTTTAGTGTCTTTTTCTTCTAAGAAGTTTAGTCTTTTTTTATTGGATGTTTTTCTCCATTTATATCCGAACCTTCCTTTCACGGCATTAATCTGTTTGATAGCCTGAAACAGTGTTAATCTCATAAAACTTAATCCGTCTTGAAACACATAATATATATCTCCATTATTGTCTATTCCGGTATATTCATATTCTTTGCCTTCAATGATTACCATATCGCATCTGTGCAATATTCCCATAGGCGGTGTGTCAGAGAGAACTGGATATTTGATTTTAAATAATATCCATTCTGCTAACTGCCATAGTTGATAGAGTATTATTACTCCTAATACGAAATATAATAATTCCATTTCACCTTTATGTATAGTTATCTTCGGCGTTGTATTCGTGATTCGACGACTGAGAATATCTGTCGGACTTCTGAGAGGTCGATTGTGCGGTCGGGGTATTCCGGGTTGAGTGAGTGTATTGTGATGGTGTGCGATGCCACGTCGTGATCGGTGATTCGCTTAATGAGTATGCCTTCGTTGTGCACGATTACGAAATCGCGCTTGTTGATGTGGAGCTTGTCGTGCTGCCACAAGTGTGGCTCGACCTCGCGGCAGATGACGAGCTCTCCGTCGACGTAGCTTTCCTTGGTTCCGTCGTCCATGGAGTCTCCCTTGACTTCGAATGCGACGTAGTTCCCGTGCATCTCGTGGTCCGGCGTGAAGTCGATTGTGGGCAGCGACTCCATATACTCTGGGTCTCCGTATCCGGTTAGGTATCCAGCGTGTGCATATGAACTGACGACTGGTACGCGTACGTGGCGGTCGGGAACAAACGGCACAGCTGTGGACTCTTCTTTCTTTTCTGATATGAGCATGTCTCCTTCGCCTGTAAGTAACCATACGCGGTTGAGCCGCGGATAATTTTGGAGTATTATCCTAAGTTTTGTTGGGGAAGGCTCAATTCTTAATGATTTCATGTAGCCATTAGATAGACCGCATGTACGTTCAAAAGCGTTTATCGAAATCCCAATCGATTTGATAAACGTTATAAGTCTTTGTTTTGCAGTTGTTTCCATAGTTTGTTTATTTAGATTCTGTATAAATAAAACGAATAAGGATAAATTATCCTAATAAAATTTTGTAGATTGGGATAATTATCCTAACTTTGCACCGTCAATCAGTTCCGTCGGGATGTCTATCCGGGGGCTGGCGACAGAAAAGGTGCGAGTCTTGCGACCCTTAACCCTCTGACCACACGCAAAGATAGCACCTTTTTTTTAAAGGAACAAATATTAAGGAAGAAAAGTTATGAGAAGATTTGATGTTGACAAGATGACGCGGGATCTGACCCGCACAATCGAGCCGGGCGAGACGGTGCTTGTCTGCCTTCCGAGCTACAGGGCGGTGGAGGCGGCGAGGGTGACGATCCGGCAGGCGGCGCTGGTGGACGGACGTGAGTTCCGGACATGGAAGGGCGACGACGTGAGTGAGATTTATGTTGAACGTAAGCTGTAGAATGATATGGAGATTGAGCTAAGCCAGAAGGTGATAGACGCCATCGCGTACAAGTGCGCTCAGATCGTATACCGGAAGCTGCGCGAGGCTGATGGCAAGGACTTGCCTGAGATGGTGACGACGAAGGAGGCGGCGGCGATTCTGAAAATAAGCCCGGACCGGATGCGGAAGATAGCCCACCGTTTTCCTCACATCAAGCAGGGGGACAACGCAAGGGTCGGTAAGCTGCTGTTCGTCAGAGACGCTTTGCTTAAGAATTACTAACATTATTAACATTCAAAATATTGGGAAAATGAGAAAGTATTTATTAATCGGATTACTGCTGACGGCGGGGCTGGTGCTTAGCCTTTGCGAGTCTGCTGACGGTAGCTTCTGGGCTACGGTGTGTGTGAAACTTGCGGGCGTTGTGTGCCTGGGCGTGGTTGCCGTTATGACCGGAAAGGAGGAGCGCGTATGACACGGAAGGAGATGGATAGCGATACGGCGAAGCAGTATGTGAGAAGCAGAAAGTATTAACCATTAAATAGATTTGTAGCTATGAAGAGATATAATTTGAAATATGCCAGTACTAACAACAAATGGAACGGCATGCTTGATAACACGCCTTGGGCTGGCTTCGCTTTCAGCCTGGGTTGGTTCGCCGCACAGGAGTCGTTAATGGATGTGGTGAAAGAGAAGCTTGGCGATGAAGCTTTTGTAAAGCTGGTGTTTGCGCTGAATGAATATGAGAGGGAACTTGACGGAAAGATAGAGTCTCCGGTGCTGAATGAGGATGGTGCGAAGCTTGGAGAGATTGTAGAGTATGCTGAGCGGAAATGATAGAAGAATGCCCGCGCTTCCCGGCCGCCTG